ACTGCGCAGTGTGGCATTTTGAATCTAATGGAAATATATTTTTTTCAAACCCAAGTTTTGGAGATGCAGTCTACACAGGTACGGTCACTTACATAACCGAAGACGAATATCCAACGATCGAAGAATAAAAGAAAGGAAAATAATATCATGTCACTAAAAATTACAAAACAACGTACAATCAATGCAGAATTCAACGTCGAAGAAGAAGGAACTACAGTTCTGGTTAAACAGACTTACATCAGCATTGACGAAAATGCAGTCTCTGCAGTACAAGAGAATCTTATTAACGCTGAACTCTATGCTAAACATCGTCAAGAGATGCGTACAGACGAACGTGCATTGCGTGAGTTGCGTTATAAGGTAGAGGATGAAATCTTGGCAGATACTACACAGGCTTGATGCGTTCGAAAATGGGGGTTATAAATAAAAGAGGTACAATACATTGAATATTTCTGATTTGATTGACCACCTTGCCCCTACTGTCGGAGTCATAGCAACGGGCTGGTTTGGTATGAAAGCTAGCAAGTCAGCCAATTTAAGCAAATCACAATTCGGAGATTTGAAAGGCGAGTTGAACAATATCCACGAATCAGTTGAAACTATTCAACAAGTCGGTGAATCAAATGGTCAAAAGATCAATGAATTAAATGACAAACTAGCAGTGCATGATGAAGCTCACCTTGTTACCATGTATCTAAGGTTAGAGCGTGACATCAATAAAGAGTTAGAGCGTGGGTATACCACCGTTCATAATTCGGATGTCATCCATAAAATGCACTCTAGTTACAAGAAATTAGGTGGCAACGGGTACATTGATGCCCTTTATAAAAAATACATTAATTTAGAAGTGAGGAACTAACATGATTAATTTTAAACTACGTTTGCAAAACAAAGCTACTTTGGTAGCTCTTATCTCAGCAATCTTTTTGATGTTGCAACAATTCGGACTTGAGATTCCACACAATATCCAAGAGGGTGTGAATACATTCGTTGTGATCTTGGTAATTTTGGGTATCGTTACAGACCCAACGACTAAGGGTCTTGGAGATAGCGAACAAGCGTTGGGCTACCACGAACCAAAACAAGATTAACTGAACAAAGGAGACATTAACAATGAGTAAAATTGAATCAAGTATTGCACGTATGCACCATCTACAATCAATCCCAGTCCACTATGACATGGGTGACCGTTACGGAAACGATGCAGACGGAGATGGACGCATTGAATTTGACTGTTCATCAGCGGTAAGCTATGCACTCGAAATCAACTTGAACAACAACACAGAATCACTTCAACAAGCATTACCAGCGATAGGCTATGCGAAGATTTACGATGCCGTAGATGGCACATTCGATGGTCAACGTGGGGACGTTGTCATTTGGGCACCTCGTGACGGCTCAAGTTCTCTTGGTGCATTTGGGCACGTACTTATCATGACTAGCGGTAGCACGGCTATCCACTGCAACTATGGTATGGACGGTGTGACTGAAAACGACTATAATTATATCTGGGATCTCAACGGCCGTCCTCGTGAAATTGTCTTCCGTGAGAGCGGAACACCTCTTCCGGCCCCAGCTCAAAGCGAATTTGAGCGTGAATTAGATGTTAATACACGCTTAGAGAAGTCAGACAAGCCTTATTATGAAGGCACCTTGACCACTGACTACTACGTTGAAGCTGGTCCTCGCATCGATAGCCAAGATAAAGAGTTCCTTCCAGCAGGCACAAGAGTCCGTGTTTACGAGAAACTAAACGGCTGGTCTCGAATCAACCACCCAGAAAGTGCTCAATGGGTTGAAGACCAGTACTTGGACGATTGCACAGATATGTAATAACAGACCACGCAAACTATAAAATGAAAAGGAGTGTATCACCTCCCCTCACACTGCAATAGGGATATCATGGCAGTAGTGGTCGAAGCCTCAGCATTTGCTGGGGCTTTTTTATTTGCTATAAAATGCTATAAAATGCTATAATATACATGAAACGACAATCCCCCTGCATCCATTATGGACAGATACGTTCTGACGCAGGGCTTTTTTTATGTTATAATATATCTATCCATCATAGGCAAAGAGCCATGAGTTAGTCTCATAGCTCTTTTTTATATTTGCCAATCTCTACGATAAGTGATATCATAATTTCGGAATACTTGGCGTTATTTCGATAAATTTCTCGAACTGCCCCGGCTTTATGCCGGGCTTTTTTATTTTGCAAAAAAACTTAAATTTCTTTGTAAAAGTTGTTGACAATATCTAGTATATGTACTATAATATATATAGAAAGTGAGAGAGGTAAAGAAAATGAAAAAAGCAACTTACGACAAATCAGGAATTATGACAGAAGCTTGGGAAATGTTTAACCGCAACTTTCAAATTTGTGATTTCGAATACGCAAACTTTTCTGATCGCGAATATTCTGAATACGCTTCATTTGCTGATTGTTTGAAAGAAGCTTGGGCTCACGAAAAAGAAATCGTTGAACGTGTAAATGAAAAACACGAAAATGCTGAACATTCAGAAGAAGTTAAAGCGTGGGATTGGGCTTGTAAGAAATTAGGTTTCTCTGTTGAAATGGACGCTTATACAAAAATGGTTAATGTTGACAACATGAAAAAAGAAGCATGGCCTGGAACAAGCGTGTGGTCATTGGCTATGCGTGCGGTCAAACTACATATCAAACTTTTCTGTCAAGTAGCTTAAAAAAATAAAACGAGGTAAATGAAAATGAAAAACGGTAACAAAATTTTAGGGTCACGATACACAGACGAGATTAAAAATGATTCTGCAACAGCAAATAAAATGTCTAATCTTTATAATAAATTGGAAAACGATAATTTGCGAGAAATCCACAAAGCGTTGTACGGTTTGTTAACAGCTGGCTACGACATCAGCAACATGCGTAACGTCG